CCCAAACAAAACCAAGGTCATAACAAGGTCATCGTTGTATCCGACCTCTGCCTCAAACGAGTTTTTCTTGGAAATGAACGCAAACAGTTCCTTAATCACATCAAAATCCTGAATGATCATTCTGTCTGACTCAATCAATGACTTTAGGATGGAACAGCCAGTTCTCTTGACAACCTCAGTTGTTCTGACTCCAAACTGACTCGTTCCAGATCCAAATCCCCCGTCGAGTACCTGTCCTTTTCTTCCACGCATCGTGGACGAAAGGAGATTTTCATACTCCATCTCAGCATGAAGTATGTCTGCCACCTGACCACCCATGTCGTTGATTTCAACAAGAACATGGGCATTGTTGTACTGCTTTGCTGCCACATGGATGGCATTTGGGAAAACCATAGGGGACATATTGTTGTTCCTGAAGGTGGCTACGAGTTTGTATGGAGCCGCCGTAATGTCCATGATGGTAAATGCCGAATAGTCCTGCCCAGTTCCTCTAGAGACATCCACGCACATCACATATGTGTGCTTCTCTTCTGGCTTGGCATAGACCTTGAATCCCTCTCCGTTCTTAAATACAGGGTCGATGTATGCCAAGGTCTTGAGTTTGGATGGGGATATCAGAGTATGAATAGACCCCACGAAGTCGCAGTCGAACTCTGTCCTGAATTGCTCCTCAGAGGTGTTGGCAATTGTCTCCTGTTTCCATTTCTCATCTCGACCAGGAACATCCGACCAATGGACATCAATGGGGATGTATGAGTTTCTTCCATTCGTGGCATCAGTCCACAACTTGTAGTACAGATTCATTCCATGGGGAGTGGATACTATGAATACCTTCGTCTCCTGACCCGACGAGATCGTTGGGTATACGGACGAGAAAAACTCCTCTGCAACATTCTGTGGCACATACGCAAACTCGTCTAGGAAGATCATGTTGAAAGATCCACCACGGACTGCGCTTGATGAGGTTGCCGATGCTAGAACCTTGGATCCGTTTTCAAGTTGAATCGATCCCTTGTTCCATTCAACAACACCCTGCTGAAGCCACTTCGGGAGATACTCATATGCCAGTTTGAGTCTAGACAGAAGTTCTCTTGCTGTACTCAACTTGTTTGCAAGTATGGCAACATTCACGCTTTGATTGAATAGGACATAGTGAAGGATGTATGCTGTGACTGTAGTTGACTTTCCACTCTGTCGGGGGAGTTTGGCAATGACGAATCTGTTCTGATGAACGGTTCGTACCATCTCTTCCTGAAAGTCGTATAGTTCAAACGGAACAAGACCCTTGTCGAGGCTGATGATCTTGACATAGTTCTGTATAAAATAGATCGGATCGCGAGCGCACTTGGCATATTCCTCAAGTTGCTCTTTCGTCCAATCATGTTTTACATCCGAAGCCTTTAGATTTGGATTGCCAAGATAGTTCTTGCTATTCTTAGTATCAGCCATTTTCTATGATTTTCTTTGAAGAATCCAGTATCGAATCGGTATCTTTGATAGCCTTTGCGAAACTTCTTTTGGGATTTATAAGTTCTTGTAGTTCTTTCGTAGAACCTAAGAATATGGCATTTGTGGTGTTGTTCACCGTCTTCTGCTCATACTTGTCTTCCTTGATGGTCTTCATTCTCTGATGCAGTTCCACAAGATCCTTGTTTGTCTCCGCAACTGCCTTGATCATCTGTGCAACGACTTCGTAGGCTCGGGGAGAATCGCCCTCACTTGCTACCTTCAAGACGCCATCAATAGCCTGAAAGCCTAGATTAACAAGTTCTTTGAGGTTTTCTCTTGCTCGCTGAAAGTCCTTATCAGCATCATCCATTGCAATTGTAACTTCCTTTGGCTCAGTTGACCTTGTTACAATGGGCTTTGGTTCAGGATCCATGTTCAGGATCTCCGATAGGTTCTCATCCATTTTACTCATGATATATCACCTTCCTACGAACTGATCAGTCGATCTATACTCCACAAGAGTAGTTATGTTGTTGTCCACAAAATACTTCATTGCAGCAGCGAGTTGTTCTTTTGATAGTTCGAAGTAGGCATCCCGCAGGATTCTATATGCAGAACCAATGCTAATATTACTTGGGTCAGCCCATTTATCTCGCAACGATGTGTTTTTATACATTATAGATTCTTGATTTAATGGAATCAGATACCATCTAAATGTTCCATTAAATCCATATGGTATCTTGGTATTACCACCAGATAGTCCAGTGTTTGATTCATAAACTCTGTAATCGCTAAATCGACCAGATCTAAACGTGTTAAAATAGTTAGAGTGGTCTGTTTCTGCGGCGGTAAGACCAAAATTTTCAGATAGAGTGTCTGAAAATGTTAACATTGATTGTAACTGTTGTAAATCAAAGAAATACGTTTCAAGACCTCGGATGAATGCTGTGGTTGGATCTGAACCAGATATACCACCATTTGTAACAACTTTTGTATATTCAACGGAACCCCTTGCGATGTTTCCAAGATAGAAACCATTCAACAGGAGTTGATCAATATCATTTTTAAGAACAAAGCCATTCGCTGGAACAGTTCCATTAAACATTGGTTTGATAAGGTATTCAACAAAATCTTCTGGCTTATAGGGAACAGAACCGCCCCTTGTCAAATCATAATCTTCATTTCTACCAGAAACTAATGGGACTATCCTATAGTTGAACTTGCCTCGCCCATCAAGCAACAACTTCCACATTTTGAGTGATGAGTGAATAGTATCTTTCATCGATTCTTTGAGATTGAATAGTCTTTCAGCCGTGTTTCCGCCTATGTCTTGGTGAATCGTGCAATCTCTTCGAGATGTATAGTTGCGTGTGCTAGTTCCTTGATAAGAACCCTTTATCTGCACGGGTATAAATGGATTGAATCTTGGAACAAACTCCATCACAAAGAAATTCATATCATTGTACCCACCATACTGCAATTGTTCTTGATAGATGTCGTAGTAATATGAATCAAGGAAATTCATGGTGATCCCAAGTGGACCTCTAGGACCAGAGTTGTCAACAAACAACTTGAGAATATTTGCAGGAAGTAGTCTTGAAGCCTGATATGTGTTGGATGCTGCTGTTGTAGATGTTGCACCACCAAGCATGAAATATTCATTATAGAAAGAAGAATCCTCTATCCGAGATTTAAAATAAGTGTTCCAACCAGATGATCCACCCGAACCACCAAATGAGGCTGCACCACTTGAACCAAGATAGTTGTAAGTACTTGGGGGTGGATAAAATGTAATACCCGCAATTCTATTGAGGAAATATGACGCTCCTCCACTTGCGAATGGACCTGTACCATCTCTTGCTATGCCTGGTGTTGGTATTGACGGAACCCATCCAAATACAGATGTAGTATACGGATATGAATATTGTCCTAGATTCGCCCCAACAGATGGTATTGATTTGTATCTTCTTGGATACGTCTTAAACTCTGTAAAGAATCTTTCGTTGAAACTCTTACTAAGATTAAATCCGTCGAGGTTAATATAGTTTCCTGTCTTACCAGAACTACGAATCAATTCCGCAGTCCATGCTGGATTTGCTGAGTTTCCAACATATTGGGAGATCATTGCTGTTTGACCATCCATGAAGTCGTTGTCTGAATACTTTATGAATGAGTAGTATGGTTCAAACGAAGTCACAAGACCAGAAAATGTCATTCCTCTATCTGACAGAATCGCAAAATTTCTTCTTGTTGAAAAATGAATATCTGGTGTGAAGTATATTGATCTTACTGATGCACTCAAACCAGTATTTGCAGATAGCCCGAAATACAACGGCGAGTCCGCTGTTGCAGTTGGAAGACCGTTACTGTGGGTAAGACCAAGAACAGATGGGTGTTCAAGCAATTGAAATGGAGCAAGAACTCCACCAAAGTTTACTATTGTATAAGTTCCAGCAGATGAACCCTTGAGGGTAACACCAGTGAATGCAGTTATTCCTATAGGTTGATTTGAACTCGTAATGCTGTAAAACTGTGGATACTGTAGAAGGATATTTGTATTGTCGTAGAGAGGTTTGAAAGCCCCATATGAAGATGAATATCCTATGGTGCAAAATTCTGCTTCTCTTAATTGATCTGCGTCATAAAGAACTTCATG